TGAACGCTATTAACATCGAGCAGTGCAGAGCATCTAATAACGACATTGTCATTTCGAGACGAGCAATCGTAAAATTTGTGTATGTTATGATATATTTATACATTTACGCCCTTAACTACAAGAGAATAAACGCATATTTTAACAAAAAAGCGGATGTAAAACACGTTGAGGAACAAGAGGAAATCAGACGTATTCTTCCGGAGGAACCAGTCGCAAGCGCAAATGAAATAGTAGCAGTAGTCTTAAGCACAGCGGAAAACTTGGAAAAAGACGCCACTGTGTGGTACACCATAGAAGACGGAAAATGCCGATACAAGGGCGAATGGAAGAACGGCCTGCCAAATGGTAAAGGAATCAAACATTTCTTCAAAACTGATTCATATATTGATGGCAATTTTGTAGACGGATTTGCCGAGGGCCACGGTAAACAGACTTTCGAACAAACTTGGGAAAAAACGGTGCCGTATTACGAAGGCGAATTTAAGAGAAATAACTATCAAGGAAAAGGTGAGTATCACTATGGAGATGGAGACTATTACAAGGGTATGTGGAAAGACGGTAAGTATCACGGTCAAGGCGCTGCGTATTCCAAGCGTTTAAATAGGACTTGGGTCGGCGAATATGAAAACGACGTAAAGGGTGAAGGAAACTGGGTTAAGGGTGAGATATAAGAGCATTAGCTCGACTGTATAATGTGTTTTGTATATTTGTATATTTGTATAAGGACTAAAAGCCAAACCGTGTATTTTGTATATTTTAATTAATTAAAAAGTTGTCAGCGCCTTAAGGCGCATTTTTTCATAAATTATACTTTATGATTTGTTCTTCGCTTCGCATAACATTTTGCTCCACTTTTTAAAAAAGTGGATTAATTAAAAAGTTGTCAGCGCTTTAATGCGCTTTTTTTCATAAATTATATTTTTTAAGTATTTCAAAAAAAGTATTAAAAACTTAAAAATTGAAATGCTTTTTACAAATTATTTTAAATGTATAAAATAAGTTAAGATAAGATGTCAACATTTACAGATATTACGTATAAGAAGAACGACGACGAGACCTGGACCGAGTGGAGTAAAAGGGTCCCTGATAATGATGATGAAAAAATGTACTATATTGAGGACTTTATATATGCGTATTGTGAATATGGAGGCCCGACGATGGCGCGTTTGGTAACTCACCGGTTGCTTGGATATGCCCACATTTGTGGAGACGCGTCTTTGGAGTTATCTGGCGTAGCAGATATGATACCTTTATTAGAAAGTAAAGAGTTGCTTGATGCGAAAATTGAAGAGGCTTATGAGGCGATTAGGCTTAAATGGGAATCAGAAAAAGTCCCAAGATGTTATGAAAAAGAGGAAGATGAAGAAGTGTATAAGAAAGAAGTAAAACCAGTGACAACTCTAACCGTAGCCGAGATGATTGAAGCCTTGAGTAAATTGCCGCCTGACGCCAAATTAGTGATTACTGAGAGTGGATTTTACTCCGTTGAGGAATTTGCTAAAGTAATGCTACCAGAACCCTATATAGTTGGAACCCGTAATACTGACTATAAACCAGACTTACCTGATGGCACCCAAGTATACCGAATTGGACACAGTACACAATTGCCGTAATTGTGTATAAGGACTTTTGTATAAGGACTAAAAGTTCGACTGTATATTTGTATATTTTTGTATATTTTAATTAATTTAAAAACAAAAGAGGATTTAACCTCTTTTTTGCTGAACTTTTTACACGCAGTTATGAAAAGTTGATTTCTACCAATTAGTCACAGTTTTTAACCCGGACCAAAAGCTCTCCTGACTAGCCTTCGCCTTTTCCGATTGTTTGGCATAATGAAACGCAAGTGCCGCACTTTCTGACTCCATTTCCTTATTTTGATTATAAAGCTGCCTCATCGCAACATTCTTGTCGACCGGCGTAACATCCACAGTATTGCGGTGCATTTTGTATTCTTCAATATTTTTAAACTTCGGCATTTTCTTATAATCATCTTCCGTAACAGGAATAACCGACTCAACATATGCTTGACGCAAATCAGTGTAACCCATACCATCGTTGCTAAAAAGCGTCCCAGACGAGAAATTCTTATTATGCTCCATCAAAGATGAGCCGCCAAATGTGGAAGCATATGGGTCATTTACACCATTATATGTGGTCATTGTTTGTACTTCTCTTTTGCGTTTTTCAATTTCGGCGCCCATATTTGCCTGTGTAACGTTGCCAACATCGACTACATCTTCGTTAGATTTTAACCAATCACCGTAACCATTTTCTAAACCATCTTCCAACTTGTGTTTGTCAAACTGCTCATTGAACCATTTATTAAAATTACCGGATTTTTTAAGATCTTTGTCCTTCTCGAAAAAATTATTCAATAGGTCGCCTTTTGACGCATCGTAAAACTCGGATTTATCTTCAACCTTTTTACTTGTCTTATTTTGAAATTCGTAAATACCAAACAAGCGCTTATATGCTTTGGAGAAAAACAGAAAATACTGGGGTTCCATCCTTGATTTATCTGGATGTGTTTTAAGAACAATTTTTTTCGACTCTTTCATCACTTCATCAGTAAGTATTTTATTTTGTATACCAAATAGGTTATAAATATCTTCGATTGAATAATTATCCATATTTAAGTCCATTTTGGAGTAAGAGGAATTATCATATTTCACGGGTTTTAAATCATTGATGCCGTCGGGGTTACTAAATGGATTAATATTGTCAAATGGGTCAGCATTATATTCATTTTCGCCTTTTGTAATTCTGACGCCGGTATGTTTGTTTTGTTGTTTTAAGCGATTATAAAATAGCTCGGGATCCAAATTTGTATCCAGTTTAAAATTTACATTAGAATTTGAGTAGGTTTCGTGTATTTTTACCCCACCTTTTGGACATATCCCGCCCCCTTTTGAACAATTAGCACCAAGTTTTTTCATTACTAAATTAATATTGTATTATATTTAAATAATAACATAACACAATAAATATAAAAATAATTGTTATATAAATATATATTTATGGATAAACCAGAAGTAGATATAATATTGAAGATATTTATTACAAACAAGATGAAGAAGATACATTAGGTAAAAAATTATTGGGTAACAATGTTACCGATCATTCATATTGTTGTTATAAGTTTCTTGAACGTTTTTTCTGTTGCTTTTTATAACTTTTTCCTCTTCTTCTTCTTGTCTTTTTTGCTCTTCTTTTTTTGGTCTTGCCGCCCTTTGGTTTGTATGGATTTTTATTTGGTTGCATCCAATAATAACTTGTTGCACACGTTTGATCACAAAAATGTCGATTCATGTGTTTATATCCTTGATTTTCACAGTGTAAACACGTTTTAGGTAATTTATTTCCTTCGTCTGATTTTTTTGTATTTCCAGCAGCATCTAATTTTTTAATTTCCGCTTCTCTCTCTTCTTCTTCTTTTATTCTCCTTTCATTAAACTCAGCTTCTTTTGGTCCAGCTTTTATGGCCATAAGAGGACTACTCCTTTCGGTAAATTCACCTTCTACATCTGGTCTACGAGTTATTTCATTAAGAGAACTACTGCTCATTATATATTATAAATAGATAATTTTATAAAAATGGTTAAATATATATAATATTTAATATTATTATATATTTATAATAAAATGTGTGGTATTTTTGGAATCGTTCTTTCACAACAAAATTCAGAAAATATTTATAATTTGATTATAAACGGATTAATACAGCTACAGAATCGCGGTTATGATTCGTGTGGTTTATCTATATTAAATAATAATAATAAATTTGAAGTTCTTAAATGTGCTTCGACAAATGAAATAAACGCAATAGATAGGCTTTTACAATTAATAAATGAAAATTTAAAAACAAAAATTCATCTATTGGAATTGGTCATAATCGCTGGGCAACACACGGAATGAAAACAGACGTAAATGCGCACCCTCATTTATCCAATGACCGTAATTTTGTTATTGTTCACAACGGAATTATTGAAAACTATCATATTTTGAAAAGTATGCTACTTGAAAAGGGTTTCACATTTTTCTCTCAAACTGATACAGAAATAATCGTTAATTTAATACAATACAATTATTCGCAAGCAAACGGAAGCGTGTTTGAAGCTATTAGAAAAACAATAAGCGAATTAAATGGAACATATGGTCTAATAATACAAAGCTCATATGAACCAAATAAATTATTTTGCGTGAGAAATGGCTCACCACTATTAATTGGTCAAACCGAAGATAGAGTTGTAATTACGTCAGAGCAAAGTGGTTTTTGTAATATGGTAAGTAATTATATTACTTTAAATAATGACGATATATGTATAATTGAACAAACTGGGTTAGAATTAAAACTGACAACAAATCACGTATATTTAAAGAAAAATATTACAGCATTAGAATGTCTTCTAACACCGGATCCATATAAACATTGGACTTTAAAAGAAATAAATGACCAACCAAATGCGATAATGAATACAATCAACAAAGGAGGTAGAATTAAAAGCCAGACTGAGGTAAAACTTGGAGGATTGGAACAGTGTGCGCATAATCTAAAAAATATAAAAAATATTATCATTTTAGGATGCGGAACATCTTTTTTTGCTGGGCTATATGGTATGTATTTTTTTAAACAAATCTGTAACTTTAATACGGTACAAGTATTTGATGGTGCGGAATTCAATAATTGTGATATACCTAAAATAGGTGAAACCGCATTTATTTTAATATCTCAATCAGGTGAAACCAAAGATTTACATCGATGTATCGAAATAGCAAAATCAAATAATATAACTACAATTGGCATAATAAACGTAGTTGATTCTTTAATAGGTCGGGAGGTAGATTGTGGAATATATTGTAATGCTGGGAAAGAGGTCGGTGTAGCTTCTACTAAATCATTTACAAGCCAAGTAGTGTGTTTATCTTTGGCAGCATTATGGTTTGCGCAATTACATAACATTAATGAAAACAAACGCGCCAAAATGATTAGCGACCTTCATAACTTGTCAAACGACTTTAAAAACACGCTTGACTGTTGTAGTGAACAAATACAGAAAATCGCAAAGAAAATGAGACAAAATAATAATATGTTTTTACTGGGTAAAGGTAGTGACGAATACATAGCAAAGGAGGGTTCGCTAAAAATAAAAGAAATATCATATATCCATTCGGAAGGATATTCATCGAGTTCTTTGAAGCACGGACCATTTGCTTTGCTTGATGAGAATATGCCTGTTGTAATTTTGAATTTAGACCAAACGCATAGGGTGAAGACCGTTAATTGTTGTCAGGAAGTTGCGTCGCGGAATTCACCAATTATTTTAATTACAAATACAAGTGATTTTGTACAAGGTATAAATTGTGAAACTGTTTTAATCCCGGAAAACAAAACATATGGTTCGCTTTTAGGTGTTGTTCCGATTCAGCTTTTGGCTTATTATTTATCGGTTGAGAGAGGAATAAATCCAGATAAACCCAAGAATTTAGCAAAGGTTGTAACAGTTGAATAAAATCTTATAATAATAAAATATTAATATATAGATGTGCGTTAAAAAGTGGATAGTTTGCGCTATTTTGTTTTATATTTGCTATTTGATTTTAAATTATTTAAGCAAACCGGTTGAAAGCTTTGGTCGCAGAGGAAGAGGTGGTATAGGAGGTTTTGGAAGAGGTTTAAGAGGAGGATATTATGGAGGAAGAGGTGGATATTATGGAGGTAGAGGAGGATATTATGGAGGAGTTTCATATCCAGTAGTAGTTACACAGGATTATTATCCAAGTTATTGGTACAGATATATTCCATTTTTTGGTTATTAATTCATATGATAGAATAATTAAATATAATATGAATTTATGCTCTGCGTGTTTTTTGTGACCATTATTTTTATATTTTTTAGTAGAAGATTTTCTTGAACCGCCTTCTATTATATATTTTTTACCTAGCAGACCTTTAAGCCATTTTTTATGATGTGTTTTTGTTAATTTTTCAATTTGTTTATTAATATCATTTCCTAAATCTTCCATTCCCATATGATACGCCATTCTTAAATTAAGAAGTTCGTGTTGTGCTTTGTCAGAACTACTATATTTTGAATAGATTTGTCCTGTTC